CCGCTAACATTGCTATTGTTGCACCCATATTATAATTTTATTAATAAATCTGTGTTTTTTTCATATCCAATATTGTATCCCACTTCTTTAAATGTTTTAATTAAACCCTCATTACTTGTTAAAGTGTAAGCGAATTTAAATCCTGTGTCTTGAGCAACTTTAGTTAAAGCATGCAACAAAAACTTTACAGCATCGTGCTTTATTTCTTTATCTTCAAACTCTTTGCTGGATATAATCCAATCTATCCAAGCTACCTTAGAATTTGTAAAATAAATAAATCCTGCACATAGCGGGGTTTCGTTTTCCAAAACCATAAAACCACCTTCTCCATCTTCTGGTAAAAATTCTTGAGATGGCGTTGGCCAGCCCCATTCTTTCCACCATTTATCCAATAGTTTGTAATCTGATTTGGTTAATTTTTTTAGATTAAATTGCATTAATACACAAAGATACTAAAATTAAGGAAAGCTTTTCATTACTTCAGATTCAATAGCAAATAATTCCGTAGCCGTGGTGTTAGCATTTTCAAGTGTTACAGTCATATCATGACCCAACAATCCCACATCTTCTGCTTCTGTATTTCTTAATCCTAAAATAAAAGGCGTTGATTCGCTTATAATTAGGTTTTGTGTAAAATTAGTATTAACAAATATTCTATTTATACCACTAGCAATATTAACTTCTATATTAGTTATTTGTCCACTGAAACTTATTGTTGTATACGCACCTTCAGAAAAATATATATAGTCACCTATACTAAGCATGCTTATATCAGTTATTGGGGCTACTGAAAAGTTTAGCGTTAATATATTATTAGCTTCTGACCACGATGTAGCCTTACCTATTCCTTGAGCTGATCTATATGCATACTCTCCAGCAAACGCAGGTGTAGTCCCTGTTTTTCTAATGTATGCAAAATATGAACCTTCTTTTTTATCAAACCATCTTGAGTCTATAAATCCTCTTGTTTGAATGTCTGATGCCGCACTTACAGTCCAAGCAGAATCTGCTTCTAAATTTAAACTTTTAAATATTTTATTATCTAAAGGAGATTCATTAAACACTGTGGTTATTTGTGAACTATATTGTATGCCATAATAGTTATTTCTAGTTTCATTGGTATTGTGTCTGTATAAATTACCAGCTTTGAAAGAGTACAAATAATTATTCATGCCCACCATGTAATCTGGATCAAAAGAATAAAATGATGGCCACCCCTTTACGCCTTCGCTATATGTCAATGTATAGTTTGTAGTTATTGGTGAAGGTATAGGTGGCACGGTACTAGGTGTCGGCGGCGTTGGCGGCGTTGGCGGCGTTGGCGGAGGTGTAGGTACTGTACATACATCTCCGTTATAAACCAAATTATTTTCTCCACCCATATATCCATGATAAAAACACTCATAGCTAATAGTTCCATATCCACCTACTACTGTTATAGTTACATCTCCCCAATAGTAAGAATATGTGTTGCCATCTAAACCAACCTTTGTGCCTGCGGTATTAGTCCCTGTATACGTAATAACATTTGTTAAATTAAAATTTTGAAATGCAATGGGATGTTGAGCCGGAACATCTTTTAAAATATAAGTTCCCACAGTGGTAGCGTAAGGAGTAGCGTAGGCACCATTAAATTTATATACATTTACTCCGTTTTCAACTCCAAATGACACCGTGTTATCTCTTTGTAAACACGTAACTACTGAAGGCGTAGGTGTAGGCGTAGGTGTAATAGGGGGCGTAGGCGTAGGCGTAGGCGTAGGCGTAGGAGGAATTGGCGTTACATCTTGGTCTCCACATTGAGTGTTACAATCCTCATCAATACTTTGTGCTGGCAATCCATTACCAGGTGTAATTAATATTGCATAAGGTGAGCCGTTAATCTGCCCATATAAACCATCTACATCTAAACATACTAATGTTCGCTGATTAGGTTGAAGATCAATTTCTTCTATACCTGCTTGCTCTTCCGAACAACATCCTATCTCCCAAGTACACTTTTGTGTAGACTCAACAGGACATATTAACTCAAATGTTTTACATGTGTTGACAGACATAATTTTTTATTATGTACAAATTTACGAAAATTATTGGTGCTATCTTTTTATTACAAGTCTTGCAGCTTATAATGTATATAAAAGTTTCTAAAGTAATTACCTCCAAAGATTTCTTTACGAGCATGCGGGCATACAGCTGACTCATATAATATCATATCGCCAGGTTGAGCATATACTTTATACCACTCTCCGTCATGACCTTTTATGTCTAAAGGCCAATCATCTGCGTACTTTTTGTTTTGACAGCCGCAGGTTAAATCTTTATCTACAATTATTATAGAGGATATATGATGTGTGTCTACTCTGTCTACGTGTTCGGTAAGCGTAGATCCAGACTCATAAGATCTAATTCCATATATGTACGTTGGTTCAAGCTTTCTTCCGCAAAAATCTTCGTGAGTTTGTTGTAGCTCTTCGTGAAGAATTGTTTTTACAGTTGGTAATAATCCAAAATTTAAGATTTTACTATTACCTGGAACATATTTATCTTTTCCCTCAAACTGTTCTTCTATTTCTTTGTCTTTTAATAACGCATAACATTCTGTAATTAAAGACCACATTTTAGGTGGGCATTTAATAAGCTCAAAGCCATTAGTGGTAAGCCTTGGTATAGGTAAATTTTCGTTTGATTTATTTGATGTTACTTTAACTATCTCACTTTTAATGTTAGGTTTTTCAACCTCTTTAATGTTTGTGTCTTTATCAACAAGCTCAAGGTTCTTATATTCATTATATTTATTTAAATCGCCTGCACCATCCCATTTGTTTTCTCTCCACCAAGAAGTCACTATATACTTTTTACCCGTGTCTACAGCTACCCCTTCATGCAAAGTTGTGTCTACGGTTCGTCCTTCGTGCATATTTTTCCACCATATAGCTTTACCCTTTTCAGGTTTTACGCTTTGTTGAAGTTTTGGAAAGTTAGTTTCACCCCCAGTAAAATCGTCATTTAAATAAACCATAAGAGTGTGAGTTCTGTTTCCAGATGCAAGACAGTGCATTTTATATGCAGGCCCACTAAAATAATCATTATGTGGCTTAAAGTATTGCCCTGGTTCATAAAGCTGCCCTTGCAACGACTCTCCATTCTCAAGTGGCAAGTTTAAATATTCTCCAATTTTTGAATGTATGTCACCAACTGAAGATTGTGATGATACTAAATTGCTGGTGCTAGAGGTTCTATGGTCAGTAATATCTGATCTATCAGTGCCTCCCACTACAACCGAAGACCTAGTGTGGTTTTGATCTATAAGTTTTATTAACTCATCACATTCCTCGTGTGAAAGAAAATTAGGTATCTCGTACATTTAATTAAATTTGATTTATATAAAGATATTAAAATTATTGTTGCAGACAAACTTGACATGAGCCAAAATAATTTCCAAACCATTGCCTTGAATAACTTCCATCAGACACAAAAGTAGCTGCTGCTAAACTTCCACAACTATCGTTTGTTCTGTAAAACGCTGTAGCTTGACAAAGTGATGAAGCATCAAAATACATTGTTTCTGAACGAAATGCATTACAAGCTGATAACGCTGATGACCCTGTTGACATATTGTTTACTGCAAAACAAGTTGGTGTAGGTGGACTTGGTGGCGGCGTTGGCGGCGTTGGTGTAGTTCCTTCACATAAAGAACATGAAGTAAAATCATCATAATTTGTATAGTCAGCACCAGTAGCTCCTCCAAGAGTTGAATATTGATAACAAATACCCGATATCTTTAATACATTAGGGAAAGTTGTTCCCGTAGGCCCGCTCACATAAGCAATAGCATCAGAACCATCGCAATCTAAATATTGTGCATATACGATAGCAGGTGTTGGAGGACTAGGTGGGACTGGAGGTGGAGCAAACCCACCACATGAACTTTGAATTTCTACTACTGTTACGGATACGTTATAGTTCGTAGACGCTGCATCTGTTATTTCCCAAAATTTTGTTCCATCCATTACAGGGGTTCCACCAGCTCCTCCTGGCCCGTTAAGTCTAAGAGCTTGACCTACCGATAAAGTTGGAGATGCTAAACCTGTTACTCTTACAAGGTAAGGTGTTCCAGATGTGTAACATTCTCTTATTGCTATATCTTGAGTGGTTACGGCGGGAGTAGGCGTTGGCCCAACAGGTGGTGGTGAAGCAGTAGGAGGACATCCTGTGCTTGTTCCCACAGCTACAATGTTTTGACATAACACCCCTCCGTTATAAGTTAACCCTTGGTCACCACTATATTTATAAAAATCATTATTTGTTCCTGAGTTACCAGCCCCATCTACAAATCTTTGATCAGCATTTGGTTGTGTTGCAGTTAAAATATAACAGCCTCCAGGTGAGGTTCCATCTGCTTTTTCACACCCTATAAGTCTATAGTATAATTGAGGTGGTGTAGGGGGTGGATTAGTTGGCCAATCACTACAATCATCTACTAAACCAACGTAAGCTAGCGTGACTAAAGGATTAGCTGTTCCCACTGCTGTAATTTTATAATTAGCGTCTCCATCAAACTCTGGATAAGTAGAAACTGGTTGTCCATAATTACCATTTAATCTTACCGAAGAATTAACAACAAAACTGCTTTTTGTAACCGATCCAGATAAAGGAATATTATTTATAGTTATAATATACGAAGGCCCCGTTCCATCACACAATTGTATTGTAAATGTTTCTGTATCGAATGTAGGCGGTAAAGGCGTAGGCCCAGTAGGCGTAGGCCCAGTAGGCGTAGGCCCAGTAGGCGTAGTAGTTCCACTACATGTGCTGCAACTATCAAATGTCAAACTTGGAACATTTACATCTGTTGGAGTAGGTGTAGGTGAAAAGTCATGATAACAAACATCATTATATCTTACAACAAGAGGAAATGGTACAGTTGTTAAACTTCTAAATATTTGAGTAACTGTAGAATCATCACATCCTCTATAAAGCATATAATCATAAGCCACCGCTGTTGTTGTTGTTGATACTGTTAAACCAACTCCTATTCCATGTTCGTTTACTGCATAAGCAGTTACATAATAAGTTGTTCCCTGTGTTGCTCCCGCAAAATTATAATTAAAATTACCTAAAGTTGTTCCGCTTACCGCATACTGAGTGTTGCTTATGTAAGAAGAATTAGTTCCTATATAAAAACCTCTTGATGTTACAGTTCCGTTTGCCGTGTCTAAACTACCGTTAGCAGTAAAAGAAACAGATGTAACATTTGTAGAACTGTTTGTTGTTAACAGTGGAGCTGTAGATGGCGTTGGCGGTGGAGCTGCTGCCTCACAAGTTGCACAATCTACAAAAGTCTCTGATCCTGTAGGTACAGGTATACTTGATATGGCAGAAACAGATGTAGGAGTTTGATAACATACTCCTTCATATCTTACAACTGTTGGGAAAGAAGTTCCAGTTAAAGCTCTAAAAACAATAGTGTCTGGGCCTTGACATTGAGTATATCTAGTAAAGTCGTAAACTGATGGGCTTGGCGGCGTAGGTGTAACTCTGTTTGGATTTCTATAATCGTAAATTAAATATAAATGGTTACCTCCAGCTGGCACTGTAAAACTACCTGTATATTTATCGGGCGCTGCTAAATTATTTATAGGTATAGTGGTTTCTAAACCAACTAATGTTGTAATGTCTGTTATGTTGTTTTGATACAGAGTCGTGCTTCTATGGAAACCTAATGAATTATTAGCTGTGTCAAACACAAAATCATCAAATCTTATTTTGTTGACTCCAAGAGTCATAACTGAGTTGTCTGTTGGTATAATGCCCACTCCTTGATCTCCTACAACAGATTTATACTGAGAAATTACGAAAGCCCCCGTTCCTGTTCCAAATGTTACTAATTCGGATTGAACATTTGACAATAAGAATCCATCCGACCAGCTTGCCTCATTGTGTATAAATTTACCTGCATCTAGAGCATCTGTTAAACACACGCTATAAACATTTAATAATGTCCCTGATGGACACTCTACGGTAACCTCAATAGTATCATCAACAGTAGCAGTAGATGTTATTTCAATAACTACTTGATTAACAGTAGTTGCGTCTTTTTCAAAAGTAAAAGTACCGCTAGTATACACTACGCCTGTCGTAGTTTCAATATTATTGTAATATGATTTTATTGTGTAACCTATAACACCTGTCCCTCCTTCTGTTTCAATTAAATCCCCCGCTTCTGTTTCAATATTTTGTGATGTAGCTTCCGTAATTATAGGTTGAGCCCCTTCAAGTGGCAACTCATATCTTACAACTACTGTTCCTTCTTGAGGCTCTAAATCAACACAATAAATAAAAGTTTGACCAGCTGGCACTGTAATGTTTCTTGTAACACCACAAGGTGTACATTTAGCAACTTCTGGTTTTAAGATAGTGTTTGATGTTAAAACAAACTCATTCATGTATGGATCATACGCTCCTAGTTTTTGAGTTGTAAAAGAAGAGGTAAACAAGTCTCTAAAAAAGCTTCTCATTCCAGCTTCCGAAATAACAATTAATTGTTCGTTAGCCATAGAGCTACCTATTAAATGAATTACTGCACTTCTTTTGGCATCAGTAAAATATTTGCTTTCACCCCATACAGCAAAACTTTCTGGATTATTGCTAATACCATAGTTTTCTATTCTAGCTATTTGTTTTCCTAATACCGCAGGAACAGACGTTAATTGTCCTGTTCCATCCGCATCAGTAAGTAAGTTTTTACCTGCTAGCACATAAGATATTTTGTCTTCTTGTAAAACTAAAATGTCGTCTCGTCTCGCAAATAATATTTCTACATCTCCAAATGTTTCTTCAAGAGGTTTAAAATTTGCTAACCCAAGGTTAAATTCGTTAAGCTTATTTACATTAGTTTCGTCATTAAAAACTCCACTATATGTTAAATCAGCAAATCTGTGTGCTTTTTGATATGTGGTGTTGTTTGTTGTAAATGTTCTGTTACCTAAATTAAATTGTTTTCCAGTTGATGAATCTTGAATTTTGTAACTTTCTACACCATTACCAAAAGTAAAACAATTAGAAAAATTTAAACTAACCGTGGCGGCAACTTCTTGTGCTATATTTTGATTAACAACATTTCCTAAATGTTGCCCTAAACTATCTATTTCAAATGATTGTGTTCCCTCATACCATAAGTCTGCCAATGCATCAACTGGCTTAGTCTCAAATATAACTTCAGCTTCTCTCCTAAAAACTGTTATGTTAACAGTTACTCTTGACCTTTTCTCAGTTCTATTTCCACAACATCTAGTACCAGAAACCATTAGATAATAGTTATTGGTAGAAGTGTCTTTATATAGCCTGTAATAGTTGTTGTCAGTTAAACTTCCTGCAGAAGACGGGCTGTCTGTGTCTCCTCCAAACACTGTAGACGCCGTAAGTTCATTAAAAGTACCATTTTGTATAGATGTCCTTGCGCCTGATGCAGATGCAACTGAATTTAAAAAAATATTACCTACTGGATTGTTACCTAAAAAAGCAGCATTAGGATTAATTATGGCGTTATTTTCAATAACACCTTCAAAATTTTCTCCATTAACAAATTCTTCCCAGTTAGAATATGTCTCACTACATACAAAAGTATGCTGTAATATGCTTTCCCTTAATTCACAAGATGTATTAAGTCCCTGTCTTAATTGAACAACATCAATTCTTACCTCAGAACCAATTGGTAAATCATAATTTCCATTTGTTAAACCTGTCACACTGTTGTCAAACAAAGGATAAGCAAGCATTGGATATTCATTATTATCATCTGCTACCAATGGGTCAACTTTGACATCAATTATATTGCCTACTGATGTTTCAGCTGCAAAATTAATGTTATTTAATTTCATGTAAGTTCCCGCAGGAACAGGTATATCATTACCCGAAGAGTCTTGAGGTTTTGGAATTATAAAATCTCGGCTTTCAACTGATATCTCCAAAACTTGAGTTTTAGTACAGTTTCTCATAGAACCTGAAACATCTCTTTTTACTATTAAATCATCTCCAACACTTACTTTATTAATATTGTCTCCTTGCAGCAAAAAGTAAACCTCATTAGAAGTGGTGTCTTGAAAATATAAAGAAGTAAAAATAGTATTATACGTTTCTCTATCTGCCTTTATACAAAACTTATATCTTGTCGCAAAACTTGGCGCTCTTTGACTAGAAGGAATAGTTACGTTTATAGTGTTTTTTGTAGAAGATGTTGAACATGGAAAATTAACGGTATTGTTCTCACTTACCAAAGCGGTTGTAGCCCTATTAAAAGCATCCATATATATGATACCGACCTCATACCCCCTGTTACTATGCAGGCTAGAACTATTACTTAATCTTCTAATAGATACATTAACCGATGTAAATTTAAAATACTCTATCACAGTATTTGAACCTCCATTTTCAAGGTATTGTGCAGCTAATATCTGTATTGTCAAAGCATTAGAGTTTGTGCTGTCTTGTAAAATACTTAATGGCTCACCTTTATTTGGTAATGCAGCTGTTGAGCTAGTTATACCTGTTTGTTGTAAATTATAAAGCGGTGAGCTTAAGCCGGATAATAAACTATTATTAAATAAATCTGTTAAAGTTACACCCGTTCCTGCTTGAGCGTTTGCTACAGTTTGAATTTCTGCTACAGCTGACCCAAACTTAGCTTTGAAATCATCAGTAGCCACCAAATCACCAAGTGGATCACTTGATGCTGTAAAGTCTTGAGATAAAATATAAGTAAATCCTATATTAGTGCTCGGTGTTGTTCCGCTTGGCTGATTACTTCCAAAAAATTGAGTATGTGTAAAAGTAAAATTTATGCTTATTTGCGCTCCAATAATAAAATCGCTAGTAGTATTGGTAAAATCTAAAATTAATTTTGTATCAGCTATATCTCTGCTATCTCCAAAAGCTGTATATCTAACGCCCTGTTCTATAGAAGTAGGAACCACACTTTCCCCTATTCCTTCACTAGATCCGCTTGCAATAAAATCTAATCTTGTTTTTTGATTTAATGTGTCAATAAGATCATACCCCTCAAAATAATTACCATACACTAATCTATTAGCCATTAAAGTTTGAGCTTTAGCTAAGGTTGGCACATTGTCATACAATCTTAATATTTCCGCTTGAGGGAGTATTGAAAATATTTTAGCAGCGTCAAAAGTTATTTGCTGATTAGGCTTGTTATTAGGCATCGAAGCTTCAGCTTTATCAATTCTTTGTATTACTTTAATTGTTGGATCATTAGCTTCTTTAAATAAAATATCTATTCCTTTCACTAAAGAACTTCCTGAGTCAAATATTACATCACAAGCGTTAAACTCATTTAACATTCCATCATTTGCAAAAGTAGAAGGTGAGAATCTAAATCCGGAGGGTGAGAATGCAGGCTCACTAAACTGTGATATTGCTGAAAATTCTGAATTACTATATCTATACCTATAAGCAAAACATATAAAATTATCCGTTAAATATGTTTCCTCGCTATTTGATTTAATCAGTCTTACTGTAGGTGCTGATAAAGGTGGCCCTTTAATAACTAAAATTTCTCTTGAATCAAATTGATCTATATTGTTTACAGGGTTGCTATAATTACGATTTATATTTATAACCCTAGGGGGATTGGTGTTGTCCGTAAAAAATAATAATTCATCTATAATGTTTATTCCTGTGATTAAAAATTCTGAATTAAAATTTAAAGTTGTGTTTTGACCTAAACCATTATCAATGCTAATAATGTGATAAGTTAGCCCTCCTGTTTCAACATTGAATGAAACAATCATATCTAATTTACCGGTCGCTCCTAAAGTAAACGCTGGGTCATGTATAAACCAATAAATAACAGCTTTAGCGCTATCGTCAAACGCCCCTATGCATTTGGCTGAAGCACTTAAAGGCACTCCGTTAATATATACAATATCAGTAAGCCTTGTATTACCTTTAGAGTTTTCTACAGAACCAACCTCTGACAACTCTGTTGATCCTAATCTTACATTCAAAGCATCCGTATACTCTCCGTTAGGAATAAGCCTTTCATCAAGGCTTTTATTCATACGCCCTGCTATAAAATTTCTTTGAACGTTTGCCATTTTATTTTATCCACTTGTTTTCACCCCTTAGATTCATTAATAATCTGCTAGGGTGAATATTGCTAAGTCTTATTTTTGAATTTCTTAATAAAGCAAGCTTGTCTTTTTTAGCTCTATTAACAATATATTCTTGGACTCCAAACTTATTATTTAAAATTGCATATTTAATATAAGCATATACATATTCTTCAAATAATTTATTAACACTTATTTCTGAATCATTTCCATTCTCCATTCCATCCGAAATATATTGAAGTATACAGCTTTCGTTTGCCATAGTAGAATCAAAATTTATTACCCCTGCTTTTTTATCAATTGTAAATGTAGGATTAAAATTAGCTGTTTCAGTATTTAAACCATATCTAGCTCCTATGCCTTTCTCATATATATCATTGTCAAAAGACTGAATATTAGCTGGATCTTCATTTGCATTATCTGTTAAATAAATACTATTTAAACTTCCATTAGTTCTTGATGTATCAATGTTAGAAGTTTCGGTATTTGCATTATTGCTTGCATCATAAGTAAATGTTGAGGATCCCGTTTGTATGTATTGAGTAGCTGATTGTACTTGAATATTTTCAACTAAATCTCTAACCACATTGTTTTTAAATAAAGAGAGCTTTACCCAATTTACATAATCGGAAGGTAAAACAAATTTTAAATCATCATACACCGTTAACTGTAAAGATTTTATTTCTTTAAACGCATCATAGTTTAACTCTTGAATTGCACGCTTTGCATGAAACAATATTTTAAACCTGTTTACATTGTTTACTAAATGGTGATTACCATTGTACATTAATAAAAAATTTGTTACTATATCTGTTAATGAAACATATTGATATGAACCCCAATTAGTATCCGTTGGATTTACGCTATTGTTTGTATAATATTGTTTTTGATTTATATACGCCATAATTATTTTTGTTGATCTTGTTGAGTTTCATTTGTTAATCCAAATTGTACTACATCTGCTTCTCTAATTGATACTCCTGCATATTGCAAAATCTTTGCAACTAAATCATTTGAGTCATCTATAGGTAGTTCAAAATCTTGATAATCTGCCGCGGTTTGATCAAACATAGGTTCTCCATTGTAAAGAGTTATGTAAGTCCATTTAGGGTCTTTAGGATACCTTATGTACTCTGCTTGCACATCTTGTCCACTATTAATTGTTGTAGGGAAAATGGTTACCGCATCTCCTTGTTGAGTATAAGCAGGAAACGTAGTGTTTGGTGCTGTAAGTAAAGAATTATTAAGCAAAGTGATTTTGCTATTAGTTACCTTTTCAGCTTCACCTAATAAATTACCTGCAGAAAAACATAATACTTTATTTAATAAATAGTAATCTGATCCTGTAGTTGACACAGAAG